TGCTAGTCGTAAACGTCAAACCAGCGCCACTTGCGTCAGTAGGCGTCCAAGTCCCTTCCTCATAGTCATCCAACAACTCGCTTGTCATCCCCGCAGCACTTGGGTCAGCAGAGAAGTCGATGCCTTTGCCTGCTGTGCCGATGACGAGATTGCCTGTGGTAACTTTTACGTTTTGGCTAGTGTCAATTGATACAGCCTCTACACTTCCCGTGTATAACTTAAGAGTTGCTGCACCTGTTGTGCCTAGTCCAAGGGGAGTTGTAGATAGCGTATAGCCTTCAGTTTGTCCCCCTGCAAAAGCTGTGCCTTGACCTAATCTAAATCCGCTTGCAGTCAAAGTTTCGCTAGAACCTGTTAGCGCAGCACTTAACATTGAAACCGCACGACCCGCAGTTAAGTTTGCAACAGACACTTGTTTTGTTACGCCGCTTTGCACAACGGGCAATACTTCCGTACCCGCAAGTGGTGTAGTGCTTGCTGTTAACTGAGATATTTTTTTATCAGCCATTTTAACCAACCTTTGAAATAGTTGCCCAATTCGTAAAAATTGCGGCTGCTTTAGACACTTCTATGCTTACGAAAACATTGCCGACGCCGCCGCCAGTTCGACCAACAGTATCAGATGTCCAAGTAACTCCGCCAGCAGATACGTCTAAAATTTTGGTTGCGGATTCAACAAACGTACCTTGTACAGTTTCATACCAATAGCTTGATCGCATTGCATAGTTTGATGAATTTACATAACCGCCTCTTGTTACTAAGTAAACGCCCGTTACTTCGTAATCATAAGCGTAAGAAAAAAGCGACGGTGATCCACCAGGCCCGGTTACCTCAGTTTGTCTATTAACTTCTAAAAGATTAGTTGCAGCGCCCGTAGCGTTTAAAACATTGTTTGGAATTCCTGCTATTTGCGATCCGTTTTGAAAAACGTAACCTGGCAAAAATTGCGGCGTAATGCTTGAATCGCTACCAATCATTATTTTAGGATTTGCGGTCAACACCATTGAATACGGAGTTGGAAATTCGCAGCCATAAAATTCTGATGATGCGTTAGCATTGTTAAGGCTGACCGTACAAGATTCTTGTATGCAACCAAAAAATTTGTTTGAGTTGTTGTCTAAACCAGAAAGACCCGTATTAGCTATTCTTATCGCAGTCGGTGAAGAACTAGGTGATGTACCGGTTAAGATGCCTTCCATGTGAACGCCAACAAATACGTTGGTTGAACCGTCATCAATTTGGATGCCTGTGTTTGTAACTTGACCAATTCTGATGCCTTGAAAAAAGTTTCGTGTATTGCTACCAGAATGACCAGACATACCTTGAAAATATATACCACGCAAACATGAGTAAATATGTATGTTTGAAAAATTGTTATACCAACAACCACTATCTACGCCAAGAACAGGTACGCCAGATAAAAATACAATACCATTAAAAAACCCGTTAATAAACAAATCGTTAACAACGTTAAAAGTTTGATAAACGACGGTAGCGTTAGTTGTTACATTTTCGGGAACAAGACCTAAAGCGGTACAACTTGTTTTTCCGTTTGCGTTAAAAGTAAATCCATCAATTCTGCAATTGTTATCGCTTAGGCGCACAAGATACATATTGTTGCTACCTGCGCTTAAAATTGTAGACCTGCCTTCGCCTTTTAAATAAACACGTTCTGTTTCTTGATAGACTTGCGTAAACGGAATAAGAATTCCGTTTTTAGTTCCATCTGCACCCGCAACACCTTCAAGCAAATAGTTTCCTGCGGGAAAGTTAACAACACCGCCTCCTGCTGCTTTGACCGCAGCAATAGCATCTGCAACCGCAGCAGTATCATCCGTCACCCCATCACCGACAGCACCAAAGTCCATGACCGATACTGTCTCACGCAATTTAGCTTGGACTGTGCGGGCTACTGCCCCGCTACCAGACTGGATATGCCCAACGAGTGACGTACCTGAAGACGCTGCAAGATCGTTTACAACTTCTTCAAATGCGCTTTGCGCATCAGTCGCCCCAATCCAACTATATGGGGTTACTCCTACCTGCGATGCAGTAACTTGGTCTACTAGATCGTTAATCGCCGCAGCATTTATACGCAATTCAATCCGGGCACCTATACCAAACGAGTTTGCTGTTGACCCATCTTGCGCACGTACGATCGTCATGTTGTCGCCGGAGCGCACTGTGACTTTTACAATCTCTTGGGTGCCCTGCGAAGATTCAAGCGTAGCGTAGAAATAATCCGAAGCACCAAGTGTAGGGAACTGTGCGCCTGTACCTGTAGCAACAGTCATCCCAACGTCGGACGCGCTAATCGCCGCAGCAAGCGTAGACGAAACATTATTTTTTAATTGGATTCCCATATCATATCCTTATAGCAACAAGAAATCGCCGGCAGCGAGAAAGACGTTCTCGACAGTCACCCGCAATTCTGCCCGACTATTTGGTAGGAAGGTCAACGCCACAGTGCCAATCTGACCGCGTACAATTGTCATAACATTATCGGCTCGGGCTGTAACCTTTACAATTTCAAAAGTACCGCTTGTGTTTATAAGAGTAAGATAGAAAAATTCACCCGCACCTAAGACAGGGAACTTTGCGCCATCGCCAGCCGTTATGGTTAGGGATGTGTCCGTGCTCTGTACCCCCGAAGGGATAAGCGAGAAAGCATTGTTTGTAAGTTGCACAGCCATATCAGGCTCCGAAAGGTTGCATCCGCGCGCGCATCGCACCACGCATATTACCGAGATTGGCACGTGCTCGGCGCTCAGACGTCTGGAATACATACTGCTTGGCATGGTAGGCAGCGAGTTCCCGATCCGACCAGCTTGCATTAGGTAACACTAAAAGATGTTGGAGAGTGCCGTGCATGATGACTTCTTCAAGCTCATCAAACATAACCTCATCCATCCCAGAAGCCGAACGCTTAGGCTTGAGTGCCACGAACATCCGCATCTGATAAATCTTTTCATTATCTGGTAACGGTAGAATAATGTATTTGTCAGGGCTAATCTGGCAGATCGACTGTGGAGTACTCCCATCCGCAACAACGGAATCTGGAAGTACAAATTCACCGCCTTCGTTAAACTGTACTTCGTTAAACTCGGGCGTATTAAACGTGCCGAGCGGAGGCGTTAAGCTCCACAGTACAGAAGGATCTTGCCCACTGTATAAGTCAGCCCACTGTGGGTAGAGCTCAATAGCTTTCTCTAGCGTCAAGCGCTCAAGCGGGCTCTTGTTTACTACAGCTTCAAACACTGCATGAACATCAGTCGCGATTGGTTTGTTGTATAAATACTCGTGCACCCCGGGCGACAGATTAAACAACGGCACTTGGTAGCGCCAAGCTAGTGTGCGCTCGCACGTACGAATCGCCGTATCACGGATGTATTGCACAATGGTCGCGTGTGGGCACCCAAGCACGGAGGCCTGTATACGGGGCACAAGCGAGGCGAAGGTGCGGTCTGCCATCAGATTACCTCTTTAGGATCTAAACCCGCTGAGGGCGTATCCGTGAGTGTGCGCGACTGGAGGCTTACCCCTAGCGCTTGTACAAACGAATCTTGGAATAGCTTAGCGCGCCCTGAGCTTACGTGTTCGTTATCAATAGACTCGGCCAAGAACACCGTCCCATCAATGACAGCGGGGAAGTACGTGTCCGTGGGGAACGTAACCTCTTGGTTCAGTGTGTAGTCCGGTGGGGTCTGAGCGTACTCACCCACAAGCACGACACCGGCTGCGGGAGCCGGGTATACAAAGAAGCGGTTGGGGTTGCGCACATGACGCATAAAGTTCACAGGCTGGCCGGGGGTTTCATTTAGCCATCCGGGTACAGTGCGATCCAGCGTACTACGGTTAACCTCGGTCACGGCATTGCCGTTCTTGACCTGAAAGATTTCGATTAACCGCGTAGAGTCTGCGGGGCAGTTTTGCAACACCGTCCCTGTCGCCGTTGTGAAGTCACTGATTACGGCAAATAAATCAGGGCGAAGCATCACCATCCGCTTGAGAGTCTGGTTCACAAACCCTAGAAGCACGGCATCGCTGTAGCGATACGGCTCACGCGTATCCTGTATGGTACGGCGTACTTCAGTGATGACTTCGGATGGTGTCATTATGGCATCCCACGACTGGCGTCAGCGGCCAGTTCTGGTGCAGTATACGCCGGCCGCTCGGGAATGTCATCAGTTGATAGATTAAGCGCACCTTTACGTCCCTTACGCGCAACTTGCATTTTGGGGGGGATGACACGCTCTATAACATGAGCTGGGACAAAACGCTCAGGATAAGCGACTTCTTCTGCAATTACTTCGCACTCTGGGTTCTTCGCAAGGATCTCGTTGAACTCATAGATGAAGCCATCTTTCTTAACGCGGATGTACATTTTGCTCATTTACTTTTCCTTTTACCGGAGGGAGTTACAGGCCATGACTGTCGAGCCGGCCCAGTTTTCTTACTTGTAATCGACTGCTTCTCACTGGAGGACATCTTCTTTGCAGCAGCTTCGGGGCGACACGCAGGATAGCCGCGCTTGGATTTCTCCTCGCCGGAGCGACCGCAGGGTTTGCCGGTCTTAACATCGACCCACTTCTCCCCGAACCATTTGCCTAAGCCGCCCTTGCTCATTTCTTTACTCGGTTATCAGCACCCGACCATGAACCGCCGCGGGCTTTGTAAGTCTTAGCTGCCCAAGCATTGGCGTAGGCAGAAGGGTACACATCAAACTTCTTTTTAGCCTCTGACTTCACACGACTCCAGAGAGCAGGGTTGTTTGGTTTGGACTCGGCCATGTTAGCACTTCCACGCCCGAAGGCTTTTGTTGATGCGACTATCAGGATCGTTGGCTGTCTTCTTGGAAGTCAGCTTCTTTTTCATCCCTTCCATTCTTGCACAAAATGATTTCTTACGTGGGCCGCCTTCAGGTTGCGGAGCTTTAAGTCCGGGTTTACCCGGATTGGCTTTGTTGTAAGAAGCGCGCCCTGCGGCGTTAAGCCCACCTTTGGGATCTTTTCCTTCCTTACGAGTCCACGCTGGAGTCTTAGCCATTATGCAATCCTCTGTGCAACAACGATTGCTGGTGGGGTTGCAGGGATCGCGGGGGTCACGCCGGGGCTGGCGACGACAGGAGCGCGGTAATGCAACGTCACAGCGACGTTCTCAGGATACCAGTAAATCTCAATGTACTGCCCAGCGGTGACGGTTTCAAAAATTTCATACGCAAGTAGATAAGTACCGCCATCGCCGATTTTAGGTACGGCTACGCGCCCATTAGAGTTGGCGATGTTAGTACCGTTTTTGGAAAACCAAATATCAACGAACCTGTCAGTAGCACTAGAGTTATTAAATTGTAGGCTTGCGTTAATCCGGTACGTGCCCGCAACGGTAAACGTGATGCGAGAGTTACTTGCAACCGTGATACCCGCACCAGCCACCGCAGCCGTGGCAATTTCAACCGCAGTTGCCGCAGTCGTACTACCAGTCTGGTCTGCTGTATCTGCGTCATAGAACGAGGCATACGCAAGACCCGTGATCGTGTTGAATGGCACCTTGCCGCTCAGGATGTCGATGTTGGTTACGTTGACTTCGCCCGTGCCCTTGGGCGTGATGTTGATGTCGATGTTAGTATCGGTACCATCTGCCCCCAACGTATTACCGTTAAGGTTCACCCCCGCCGCAGCCGCGCTGGTCGCCAATGTAGCAGATTCTACTAGCGTCATACCAGAGAACGAACCGCTAAACACTACTCCTGATACCGTACCGCCTGTAATAGCGACAGCCCCAGAGTTCTGGGTTGCCATTGTCCCGAGGCCGAGTGCAGTGCGCGCTTGCGACTGATCCGAGAACGTAACCTTAGAAATGACAACCGAGCCTGTACCGTTTGGCGTGAAGTTCAGATTACCGTTGGTGTCGATTGAACTGACGGTGTTACCATCGAACCGGATGTTGTCTACAGAAGCAGACACGGTACCAACCTTAAGCGCCGTAGCTACACCCGTGCCGCTGTAGACTGTTTTCTCAGTTGCAGTCGGGCCATCGTCTACGTGTAGAAGCTGGTCGTAGGTCGAAGCAATCGTGCTGCCAGTTAGGTTAGTTGCCATATCAGGCTCTCTGAATCATCACTTCAATTGTTGTTCCCACAGGTGGGGCCTCGGAAAACGTCAGAGTTGTGCCGCTTACACCGTATGTATTTTTCTGCTGGTAAACCCCGTTGATAAACACCTGTGTGTTGTTTTCGTTGCCGGGGTCGTAGGTTAATGTAAAAGCAACTGTGCTTCCGTTACCACTGAAATTTTGTACACGTTGAATACCTGCAAGATCAATTGCCAAACCCTTGGCAAGTTCTTGTCGTGTGATTGCTTTCGTCTCATCGGCGGTTGCGTCAAAGATAACAATTTTGTCATCCGTCGCAGATTGTGCGCCAGTCAGTACGGTCAGTGCGGGAATACGCTTGGCGGCCATTTTTCCTCCAATGGATAGGGAGCCGAAGCCCCCTACCAGTTTACATTACGACGCCACAAGTGGTACAGAATACCACTGCGTAGCTGACGAAGCGACCAACATTGTACTAGTGAGGTTAGTAATGCTGTAACTACCGTTGGCGGCTACAGCGTTAATAGCACCGCCAGTAGCTGGGTAAATTAACAACGCACCAGCAGCGGTGTTCTTTACGATCACAACTGCACCAGCAACTGCTGTAGGAAGACGCACACCTTTAGTACCGTCTGCCGCCGAAACGACATTCAGCCCCTCGGACAATGCGGCTGCATTACCTTGGTTAGCACCTGCGGCAGCAACTGCTGCAACAGGAAGACGAACCGAACCAGTAACGCCACCAGAAGCAGTCAATGCACCGGTCACAGTAAGCGTCTGCAAAACTGCTTTGCCGCTATTGATCGTTACATTGTCTTGGGCAATACCTGTATAGACACCCATAATATTCTCCTTGAGAAACGGGGGCTAGTGCCCCCGCGGGTTAGCTGACGTTAGCAACAATCGCGAACGCTTTCACGACGCAGTTGGTGGGGGCGGCAGTATTCAGAAGAATATCAATCGTGTCAGCCGAAGTAACAGCCGTTGGGTTGGCAAGTGCCTCGATACCATAAGCCAAAGCGTTTGAAGCTAAGTCATTTGCATAAGCATTAGCAGCAGCAGGAGAGCCGCCAGTAAAGCCTAGATCAAACGTAGCTGTCGTGTTAACTGTTTCTGCGGAAATAACTCGCAGACCAGCAGTCAAAACAACAGACCCAGCGGGCAACGCAATAACTTGTAATGTATCAGCCGCAGCCAAAGCTGTAGCACCGGAAGCAAGACGCGCAGCAACAATCGCAGCAAAATCCAACTCAACCTCAAACTTCGAGACTTCGGTTGTATTTGCTGGGAAGGCAGCAGTGCCCTTGTTAAAACCTAAAGTATCAGTATAAGCAGCCATTTTAATTTCCTTTAAATGTGGTCGCGAAGGGGGCCGAAGCCCCCGTCATTTAGAAGCTGACAACAGCCTGAGCCAGAGCTTCGCCTTTGACAACCTTGTAACCGTAGACCTGCAAGCCACGGATGATGTTGCCGAAGGTGGACTCGGAGCGAATAGTTTCCATGTTTGTCATCTGTGAAGCAAACGTGAAGCCCATCTTGTGGCCAGCAACGATGCTGTATTTGCCAGATGAAACATTCAGGTTATGACTCACGTAGATGGTGAAACGATCAACCATACCGAGGCGGCCGTTGCGAACGATAGACATACTGTCACCGGTCAGCGAAGCATCCTTGAGCTCGGACTTCTTAATCAAACCAGCCATCTTGGCGGGGATAACTACGAAGCGATTACCTTCAGGAGCGTTAGCCTCATCCAACACTGTGCCGAGGTCAACCAAAAGGTCAACAACGGAAGTGGTGCTTGATGCGCCATCCTTAGTAACAGTCAGCGGAGCGCCGGTTGTACCGAGGTTAAACGACAAAGTCTGCTCGCCAGCGGTTGCGCCCTTGTTAAAGGCACTGATACCGGGGAGGATGTCGGTCAACACGCGCTGGTCGATCTTGATCTTCATACGCTCGGAAGCGTCCTTTGACCATGTATCCATCAGGTTAATGTCGGACTGAACCTTATCCACATCGTCTTCCACGCAAGCGAAGTATTCGCCCTTGTCGATCACGAGTTGGATCTTTGGCTTGTCTGGGTTTTCTACGGTCAGGCTTTGGCCTTTCACGTAGTCACGGATTGTGATTTCTGGTGTAGTACGGATATTAACCGTGTCACCATACTGGCGAATCTCGCCTTCGTAGTCAGTGTTCGAGATTGCTGCGAGCACGGTGGCATCGTAGAAGTTCTCGATCAGTTTGCCTGACCAGATTTCGGGGATAAAGTTGCCGCTATAATTTGGGCGGCCGGGGGAGACGGGAAAAGACATGATGTAAATCCTCTAATTACGCGTTAACTTGGATGCGATTCTCACGCTGTGCAGCGAAGATGTCGCGTTCAATTCGATTTCGCTCTTGCTCGCGGCCTTTGAAACGTCCTGCTCGAACATCGTCAAAGAACTTTTCGATGTCTTGCGGGCTGTATATCTTAGCCTTGTTTGGATTGGCGGGTGCTCCGGTGCCTCTTGAACGACCGGGGGAAACCTGTCTCTCCAACTCTGATTGGGAGTTCGATCCTGTGGATTGAGCAACGGTAGCTTGACCAGTATTCTCAAGCCAAGTACGGAAGAAGTTGGCGACTCGGCGCGCATCAAGCCCGCGTTGTGCGTCATCAAGATATGTCTGGCGGGTTATGCCAGTCAGTGGATCGGCCTCCAGCAACCATGATTGAAATGACTCATTACCGTTAATCTCACGGTAATTAGGAATCACGGATGCAAGGTCGGCCCAGAACTGCTGCTCGGATGATAACTGCTGGCGGTGCGCAACGGCTTGCATTTGCGGCACAACCTGTGTTTGCATCTGCTGCAACATCTGCTCAATATGTCCGAGGCGTTGGGCAACGGGGATTAACTCCTCGCGCGACACCCGGCGCATCACATCAAGCGACTCTCCATACTCCTCAACGTCACGCTCGGAAACAAGTTTCTCTGCCTGAGTAGGTTGTGAAGTGGAAGCCGACTGCTGTGCTGAGAGCGAAGCAAGCAACTGTTCCATACTCTGTACGCGCTGTTGCATCTCACGGTTCTGCTGGTGCAGACGGGGAACTTCAGCGTTATACATACCTTGTAATGTCCGATACTTCTGGACGATAGTTTCTTCTGGCGTATTGTCATCACCCGACTTCTGCTCACTCGTGGGTGACGGAGCCGCAGTATTCGCGTCAGCGGTCTCGTCGGCGTAAGAAGAAGTATTAGCGTTTTCAACGGGCGGAACGGTACCATCGGCCTCACCTGACGGTGTGCCTGTGTTGTCGTCCGTGTTGAGTTGCTTATACAACTCTTGAACTGCCGCGGTCTGTTTGCGAATTTGCTCTGGAAGTGCCATGTTGAACGCTCCTAACGGTGTGCGTGATTAGACGGCGAATTACATTATAACTTTGCCGCTACGGCAGGGGTTTCTTTAGCGAACTCAATGAGCTCGACTAACATCTGGCAGCGCCCCTGAAACAGTGCCGGATTATCTATTGCGTAGGGTAGCCGCTTGAGTTCATGCACGAGTAGACCATCAAGCCACTCCAGAAGTTCTGGGTGTTGACGAACTGACATTGCCAGTCCTTTGATGATCCGTGGCTCGGGCTTAATCATGCTGCCATCCCACTGACTCTACTACTGACCGTGTTACCTTCTTGTCCACCTTTGGGGGAACCATCTGGCTGCGTTGGCGTACCCTGCTCAGCCGGAGCTTGTTGCGCTGCAACCGCTTGAGCCATTGCTTGGATACGAGTCTGGTAGCCGGACTTCTCCCGAGATGGAACAACATCGTCCACGGACATCTGCAACCCCTTGGCAATCTCACGTAAGATACTTGCCCTTCCCTCCACTCCCATGATTTCCATATCCACAGGATTGGCAGTTGCATTGAGGAATTCAATTCGGCGTACGTTAACTGTTTCTTTGACCGCAAGGTTAATTGCACCCTTGGCCATCACAATAACATCGCCCTTAATAGCTTCGTCTTCGTCGTATCTCATATTGTATACGAACTGACGCATGACAATTGGTTTGACTACATCAGTGTCAATGTGCATGACGACTTGTCGGATACCCTTGCCCGCAGCACCCATTAGCATGGACAGGCCAGACGATGTACGCCCCGCGCCCTGCACGTTAAGGTCGCCGTAGACGTAAGCTGGAATACCGGAGTGATCGTCAGCCAAGCGACTGAACTTCTCATACACACCCATCAACTCGTTGGCACGTGAATCAGGCTGCGTAAAACGAATCGCTGGCGCACTCGACCCGACTGGATCGTTAATCGTCTGCCAGATCTTCCAAGGCGACAACGTAGTGATGTCTTCGTTGGGAGGTAGGCGCTCGACGTTGACCTCGACCTGTGGGCCGGAGGAGATACCCATGTTGTTCACCAAGGCGCGCGCAGCGGCGTTACAGACGCTTTGGAGGTCTTCGATGATCTCAGGTATGCCTTTACCCCAGAACGCGCCGGGGCACTTGATAAACGATGTCTTGGCATATGGTTTCTCACCAAGGGGATCGTAGTTCAGGACAGCCTTGATGACATAGTTACCCACGAGCCAGACGTTCGCATCGTACTCGCGCGCTGGATCAGGGACATCTTCTTCATCCAGACCCCACTCGATAAGCATCTTACCCGAAACTTTACCCCAAAACTCAAGGGCATCGAACTCAGTCGTCGGACGCATATAAGCGTAGTACTTACGCTCCTCCTCGTCCTTCTGAAGTTCCACATCTTCATTGATCCACGAGGTGCCGTTGCCGTTCTCAAGCACTTGACGCACTGCATCATCGTCGTAGCCCGGAACACCGATCAGATCGGAGAGCTCCATACGGGTCATGCGGTGCAGCTCAAACAAATAGCCATCGCCAAGATTGGTGATGCCCGGCTCGGGATAAATACGGAAGGGATCGACGCGCTCGTACTCAGGCCCGAGTTTCTCTATGGGC